GGCAATCAACACAAGATTGATGCCAACAAGAATGGCAAGGTGGACGCACATGACTTCAAGTTGCTTCGTAAAAAGAAAGGCATGAAAGAAGAAGTGGAAGTGACTGAAGCTTCCTACTCAGCCAAGAAGGCAGGTGCTGGCAAGCCAGGCAAGATGTTTGGTAAGATTGCCAAGAAGGCATCTCGCAAGTATGGTAAAGAACGCGGTGCCAAGATTGCCGGTGCTGTGCTCGCCAAGTTGCGCAAGAAGGGCAAGTAACATGAAAACCTTCAAAACCTTTCGGGCCATGAACGAAGCTGTGAAAGATGCTGCTGATAAAGGTGAATATGATTATGAAGGTGACATGGCCAAGTCCTCACTTCGTACCATTATTCGTAACGCACAAATGATGCATGATATGTTAGGTGAAGATACCAATCTCCCTGAATGGGTTCAAGGTAAAATCACCTTGGCAGAAGATTACATCGTGGCTGCTGCACAATACATGCAATCAGAAATGAATGAAGAAGCTGAACTAGAAGAAGCCAAGACTGGTCCAAAAAAAGCTAAACCTTCCCGTGCCGGAAATTATGATACCCCAAGTAGCCCGGATTATCTGGGAGATAAGAAGCGTACCCGTTCCGCCCCTAACCCGATCCCGCGCTATCCCGGAAGTACTTCTAAGAAAGCCTTTCTTATGAGCGGATCACGATCCTCACCCCCTACTTCCTCTACAGCGGAAAAAGCAAAAAATGAAGAAGTGGAACTGGATGAGATTTCCAAAGAACTTGCCTGGAAAGCTGCCAATAAATCACTAGAAAAAACCAGAGTAGCAGCATATGGTTCCATCTATGGCGGAGAATCTGGACATAAAAGATTTCTGAAAGCTGTTCGCCAACAAAAGAAAATCACTGATTATGCATCTGCAAAAACACCAAAAGTTCCTTACGTCAAAGAAGAGGAACAGATGGATGAATACAACGCCACACCTTACAGAAGCACTGAACGTGGTGCACGTGGTAGCAAGCGCGCCGGCCTACCAAGAGCTACCAACGCCAGACAATTCTTCCGCCCACCTGAAGGCTTCACTAAGAAGGGTATTGAGAAAGGTGGCGGCGTGAAGACCGTATATCATTACAAGGGCAAGAGTAGCGCACCTGTAGGTGCCACCATGAAGATGGGCGGCGTCAAAGTGAACCTCGGTAAGACACCCACTAAGAGAAGACCACAAGAAGGGAGCAAATAATGGCAATAACTGTATTAAAGAGAACACCCATCCATGTTGTGGTCGCAGTGTCTGGCACCAGTGCCACGGAAACTATTGATTTAGACACCACACTATCCACAGCCAGTCAAACAGCAGCATCACCTGTAGTGAACATCAGTGCCATTCATTGGTCTGTGCCTGCAGGCAATGCCACCATCACACGAAACTCTGTGCCATTATGGCTGATGACCGGTGCCAGAGAATTTGAATTCAATGGATTTGCTGACAACCGAGAAAACACCAGCAACATCGTGGTGACCACACCTGTGGGTGGTGGCACTGTGATTATTGAAATGGTGAAGCTTTCAGGTTATGGTGACACACAGCACGTGAATCCATTAACCTAAGGAGATTGAACCATGAAATTGATTTCAGAAATAGTTGAACAAGTACAAATCATCACAGAAGAAAAGAGCAAAGACCTGTATCTGGAAGGTGTGTTTCTACAAAGTGAACTGGCCAACAGAAACAACAGAATCTATCCCAAGGCTGTGATGGAAAAAGAAGTGGCACGCTACATGAAAGAATATGTGGATTCCAATCGTGCCTTTGGTGAACTGGGACATCCAGAAGGTCCAACTATTAACTTGGATCGTGTGTCACACATCATCACCTCATTGAAAGAAGATGGCAACAACTATGTGGGTCGTGCCAAGATTCTGAACACCCCTATGGGTAACATTGTTCGGGGGTTGATTGAAGGTGGCGCACAACTAGGTGTGTCATCACGTGGTATGGGCACCTTGAAGGAACGTGAAGGTGGCATCAATGAAGTGCAAAATGACTTCTATTTGGCCACTGCTGCTGACATCGTGGCAGACCCCTCAGCTCCAGATGCCTTCGTACAAGGCATCATGGAAAACAAAGAATGGATGTTCGTGAATGGTTCATGGACCTACCAGAACATGGATGAAACCAAGAAGTTGATTGAAGCAACCAAAAAACAACAACTGGAAGAAATGAAGTTCCGAGTGTTTGAAAACTTCATGAACAGTCTTTCCAAGAAGTAAACCTGTATAAATAATAGTAACGTTTGTAACTAACTTTAGGAGATAGTTAAATGGCCTCAATAGAAAACAAGATTCGTGATATGATGAATCGTAAGGCTGAAGCGGTGGCAGAATCTTTCCCAGGTATGGGTAACAACAAAGAAGCTGCTCCCATGGCCCAAGGTTCATCTGAAAAACCAGAAGTCCAAATGATGAACGTCACAAGTGCTGCCAAGCCTGGTAACGCTGTGAACAATCTTGCTGCTGGTGCAGGTGTGAAGGAAGACAAGCCTATGAAGCAAGGTTCTTCACAAGATGCCACCATCGACTCAGAAGATGATGAAACAACACAAGGCAAGACACAAGCCAGCAAGGCAAAGAAGCAACCTGAACCCAAGCACCAAGGTGCCGGTGCAGCTCCCAACTACACCACACATGCTGATCCAACATCAGTTGTGAACCAAGCATCAAGTGCTGGCAACGTGTACAAGGAAGAAGCTGAAGTGGAAGAAGCTGTGGTCATCAAGCCAACACCTGCTGTACAATCAGCCATTGATGCCTTCAAGAAGAAGCGTGCTGAAGCTGCCAAGGTGAATGACGGCAAGACCAATCCACCCATGAAGGCTGTTCGTAAGGAAGAAGTGGAAGAAAACATGGAAGAAGAAGAACTGTTCATCTCAGAAGAAGAATACAACGCTCTTTCAGAAGAAGAAAAGGCAGAATTCGAAGTTGTGGAAGTGGAACTGGAAGAAGATGCCACTGAAGAAGTTGAAGTGGAAGAAGTAGAAGAAGCCAAGATGATGAAGAAGAAGGAAGAAATGATGAAGAAGATGAAGGAAGAATTGTCCAAGGACATTGAAAATCTTCTGTCATCTGAATCAGAACTTTCAGAAGATTTCAAGGTGAAGGCAACTTCATTGTTTGAAGCTGTAGTAACTGCACGTGTGGCACATGAAATGGAAATCATGGAAGATGTGCTAGCAGAACAAGCAGCAGAAGTTGTGGCTGAAATGCACCAAGAACTAGTTGACAAGGTGGATGCCTACCTCAACTACGTGGTGGAACAATGGGTGGAACAAAATGCTCTAGCCATTGAAAACGGTCTACGTACCGAAGTAACAGAAGATTTCATCGCTGGTCTCAAGGTGTTGTTCCAAGAGAACTACATTGAAGTACCAGAAGAAAAATATGACGTTCTCGGCGAAATGCAAAACAAGATTGAAGAATTGACCGCAGTGGCCAATGAAGCATTTGCAGAAGCTGTAGAACTGAAGAAGGCATTGACTGAATCCAAGCGTGATGCTGTGTTCATGAAAGTGACATCTGATTTGGCACAAACTGAATCAGAAAAATTACGTGGGTTGGTTGAAGAAGTGGAATTTGATACACCAGAACTTTTCGAACAAAAGTTGAATGTCATCAAGAACAACTACTTCCCAAAGACCATTGTTGAAAATGCAACACTCCCAGAAGAACAACCAATTGTGGAAGAAACTTCTGGCACAGTAGCACAATATGCAGCAAGAATCAGTCGCACCAAGTTCTAAAAATTTTCACTTGTATAAATAATATTAACGTTTAACAAAACAAACAGTAACAGGAGAACGAGAATGTTTCTTTCAGAAAATCTACAAAAGAAGTGGGCTCCAGTATTGGACCACGAAGCAATGCCAGCAATCAAGGACACCTACAAGCGTGCAGTAACTGCTGTTGTTCTTGAAAACCAAGAACGTGCAATGCGCGAAGAAAAGCAAGCATTGTTCGAAACAGTACCAGCCAACAACATCGCTGGCTCAGGTGCAACTGAAATTGACCGTTACGATCCAATCCTTATCTCATTGGTTCGTCGTTCACTTCCAAACTTGATGGCTTACGATGTGGCTGGCGTACAACCAATGACCGGCCCAACTGGTCTTATCTTCGCCATGAAGTCACGTTATTCAACACAAGACGGTACAGAAGCTCTATTCAATGAAGCTGACACAGACTTCGCAGGCGCAGGTTCACATGTTGGTTCAAACCCAGTATCAGGCTCATACACAACTGGTACAGGCGTATCAACTGCAACTGCTGAAGACCTCGGTGACGGCACATCATTCGGCGAAATGGCTTTCTCAATCGAAAAGACCACAGTAACCGCTAAGACACGTGCATTGAAGGCTGAATACACTGTGGAATTGGCACAAGACTTGAAGGCAATTCACGGTCTTGATGCAGAAGGCGAATTGGCCAACATTCTTTCACAAGAAATTCTTGCTGAAATCAACCGTGAAGTGATCCGTACCATCTATCGCGTGGCAAAGCCAGGTGCTGCTTCAACAGCATCAGCAGGCACATTCGACCTAGATGTGGACTCAAACGGTCGTTGGTCAGTAGAACGTTTCAAGGGCTTGATGTTCCAAATCGAACGTGATGCCAACGTAATCGCACAAGAAACTCGTCGCGGTCGCGGTAACTTCATCGTTTGCTCATCAGACGTTGCAGCAGCTCTAGCAATGGCTGGTAAGTTGGATTACACCCCAGCTCTTTCAGGCAACGATGGCCTTTCATCAGATGACACAGGTAACACATTCGCAGGTACATTGAAT